GTGTGCCACTCGAAGATTATGCAAAACAATTAAAAATCACGGAAGGAGTATAAGCATATGGAAAATGATAAAATAAAGACTTCACGTGCGAGCCAAACTAGAGAAAAAACTTCTCACAAACAAGTATGGACTCCACCCAACTCACTCGATGCACCGCCTGCGCCAAAAGGCTTTCGACATCAGTGGATAAGAGCTGAATCAATGGGGTATCAAGATACCAAAAATGTTGCAGCTTCGTTAAGAGAAGGATTTGAATTAGTGAGAGCTGATGAATATCCAGATCAAGACTTTCCACAAATGTCTGAAGGTAGATACGCAGGAGTAATTGGAGTAGGTGGCCTTTTGCTGGCAAGGATACCGGAAGAGATCGCAGCTCAAATTGAGGCTTACTATAATAAGAAGACTCAAGAAAAGGAAGAAGCTATTAACAACGATCTTATGAAGGAAAAGCAAGCTGGGATGAAATTCAGAAATGAATCTGCATCTAGCGTAACTTTTGGTGGTACAAAGAAAAGCTAATTATTTAGCAATTCCTACCCATTAAATTAACTTTAACAACATAAGGAAACTAAAACTATGGCAAATGCAAGTACAACTGGTTTTGGCTTAAGAACTGTAATGACTGTTGGAAATACTCCAGCAACGTCAGGACAATCTGAGTACAAAATCAAATCAGGCCTAGGTGTTGGTATCTTCAAAAATAATCCAGTATCACTTCAAGATGGAAGTGGTGACCAAGGTTATTTACAAGATGCAAGTTTCGCAACTACTGACGATGGTGGAGCAGGTGGAGCAGCATATGACAATTCAGGTCATGCTCCTCTTATTGGTGTGTTCAATGGATGTTTCTTCGTAAACAGCACAACGAGCAAACCAACGTTCGCAAACTCAGTAGCAGCGTCCACAACATTTGGAACTGACTATAACACGGGCAGCAACGATGGCTTAGGTTTTGTAAATGACAATCCGTTTCAAGAGTACGAAATAAAAGCGGATGCGGCAGTTACTCAAGCTATGTACGGAGATGCTGGCTATAACACAAACAGCTTTACAGCAGGTGATGCGGTTAGCGGTCAATCGACTGTTACACTAGACATCGGAGGCGGAGCAAACTCTAACCACATGTTCAAATTGGTTAGATCAGCTAACGACCCAGAAAACAAAGACAACACAGCAGTTGGATCAAACCAAATCGTTGTGATTTCTGGTGCTTCAAACTTGTATAATGGCGACAATTAATAGTAGAATAGGAGTATAAAACTATGGCAATATCACGAGCACAGCTAGTTAAAGAACTAGAGCCTGGTCTGAATGCACTATTCGGGCTAGAATACAAACAATATGCTAACGAGCATGCTGAAATATTCGACACAGAAACTTCTGACAGAGCTTTTGAAGAAGAAGTAATGTTATCTGGTTTCGCGAATGCGGCAGTAAAACCTGAAGGTCAAGGTGTAACATTTGATGATGCACAAGAAACTTTCACAGCACGTTACACAAACGAAACAATTGCGTTGGCGTTTGCAATCACAGAAGAAGCTATCGAAGATAACTTGTATGACAGACTTGCGTCTAGATATACAAAAGCGTTAGCGAGATCTATGGCAAACACAAAGCAAGTTAAGGCAGCAGCAGTATTGAACAATGGTTTCAATGCATCGTTTGCTGGTGGTGATGGAAAAGCGCTTTTTGCGACAGACCACCCAACTTTAGCGGGATCTTTCTCTAACGAGTTAAGCACACCTGCTGAACTTAACGAAACTTCATTAGAACAGTCGTTGATTGACATCGCGGCGTTTACTGATGAAAGAGGCCTAAAAATTGCGGCGCAAGGAGTAAAATTAATTATTCCTTCAGCTCTTCAATTTACTGCTGAAAGACTGATGAAGTCTACAGGTAGAACAGGTACAGCTGATAATGACATTAACGCATTAGCGTCAATGGGAATGATTCCGCAAGGTTATGCAGTTAATCACTACTTAACTTCAACGAAGAAGTTCTTCATTAAAACAGATGTTCCTAACGGTCTTAAGCATTTCGTAAGATCACCTATCAAAACTTCAATGGAAGGTGACTTCGATACAGGAAACGTAAGATACAAAGCTAGAGAGAGATACGTATTTGGATTCTCTGACCCTAGAGGTATGTTCGCTTCTGACGCAACATAATCGTTAAAACAATATTTAAAGGGCGACTTCGGTCGCCCTTTATGATAAAAGGGTGTGATCATGAAAAATTTTCGAGTACAAATCAGAGCATATGGATACTACGCTGACTTCAATGTGATGTCAGAAGATAATGCTATTGCTTTCGAAAATGCTCTAGTTGACAAACTGGGTAAAAATGATATAAAGTGGGAAAAAGATGGATTTAGTAATCCATTAAAAACTTGGATAACCTATGAGGAGGTTATAGATGCAACTACAAGTCAGGGACTTATACAAACAGAAGAGAAGTCTCGAGACAGAATGGGCGGTGCATCAGCGTGACCATCAGAGATATACTCTGGATATGGTCAGGATTGACAATAAGATAAGAGAAGTTGTTAATCAAATTAAGTTAGAAGAAGCTAAAATAGCTAATCTAACTAATAAGATAGAAGATGCTGCCCCCGAAGTTTCAGTAGCTACTTAGGAAAAAGCTACATCGCGAAAAACGCAACTTCACTACAGGCTCTCTTGCACTCTACTCAAATATAATATATATTCAGCACACTATACAATTAATTAGAACATAGACGCGGTATAGTCGACGGCCTAGAGACTATGTTCGGAAACTAGGAGGATATAATTATGGCAAATACTACATTTAACGGACCGGTTAGATCAGAAAACGGTTTTGATACAATTATCAAAAACGCTTCTACTGGTGCCTTAACAAGTGACATGAAATTGTCTACTTACAGCACATCAATTACGATTGCTGCATCAGGGACAGAACACAAAGAAGCATCAATTGGCATTCCATCGAATTTCATTCCGATGGGAGTAGCAATTACTATGACAGGTGCAACTGCAAACGCAGTTAACTTAGTTGACATTGGTACAGACGCAGACACAGACGGGTTTGTTGATGGTATCTCTGTTGCTATGAACTCAACAGGTTTCAAAGGATTTTTCCCTTGTAACGGAGTTTTAGGAATGTCTGGTGGAGCTACAACAGCAGCTACAGAAACAGCAGATGAAGTCGAAGTTGTGATTTCAGGAACAGCTGGAGCTGGTGGTGTTTTAGCACTTAAGTTTTTTGGTTTATCATCTGATTCACCAACTGCTTAATAATTAATTTAGTGTGGGCTTCGGCCCACACATAATTTAAATAGGAGAAAAATTAATGAGTACATATCCAGTAGATATTAAATCAACAACAGCTTCAACCGTAGCAGTTCACAATGCAGTTGGCACAGGAGCACCAGGTAGAGCTTTAGGTCTTTATGTATCTAAAGAAGGTGGTCAAGCCGCAACTACAGTTAAGATAAAAGATAACACAACTGTGTTAGCTGAATTTTTAATTCCAGCTACTAATACAACTAACGGTCCAGGTTCAACTACATATATGCAGTTTCCAGGAACAGGTTTTAGAGCACAGACATCTTTGAAGTTTGAGATTGTAACAACAGCTACTTCTGTAACGTTACTACACGGCTAGGAGTTTAAATGGCTACTATAACTTACACAGTAACCGTAGCAACGGGGACAACCCAGTATGGAACCGGTAATAGATATTATATTAACGGTGAGTTAGCTCCTGTCTTGTATTTACAAGAAGGTAACACTTATATATTTGATCAATCTGACGGTACAAACGATACACACCAATTAGCTTTTTCTACAAATCCAAATAATGATCCAGCTGCATCTTATACAACGGGTGTAACTTCTACAGGAACACCAGGAACTTCTGGAGCTAAAACAACAATTGTTGTAGCACCAGTTAAAAGAACAGGTGCACCTGTATTATTTTATTATTGCACAAATCATAGTGGCATGGGTAATGCTGCACAAACTATCCCACCAA